AATCACGTCGTTTTTAGTGGGGCTGGTGATGTTCATGCTGAAGAACTCTTCTGATGAACAAAAACGCATTCAGATCCTGCTAAATCGAACTCGGGAGGAAATAGCCCGTGATCACATCACTCGTGCAGAAGTTAGGCAAGACCTTGAGAAGATTATGGAACGCTTCGATACAGGCTTTGAAAGGCTTGAAACAAAGATTGATGCCCTCGCCAAAAAAGGATGATGGAAATGAAAAAGCGAGTTAAATTTGGTGAGGGTGGAGAAACCACCAAAGAAAAAGAATCCGAGTACGAAAAATTTAATAAAGGTAAAGACCGCAAATTGACTATGGCTGAAAAAGCACTGTCATATCCTGCGCGTGTTGCAATCTTAGGGGGTGCCGCTGCGGGTAAAGCCGCTGATCAGGCACTGTACAACTCCGGGCTTACGGATAAAACCAATCCACGGTTTTCTAAAGAAACTCGTGAGGGGCGCGGTTACGAAGAAGCCAAAAAATTAGGGCGCAAAGCTATTGGGCTTGATTCTTTAGACGAGCCCGAAGGTAAGAAAAAAGGCGGTAAAGTAGGTTCAGTTTCTAAACGTGCTGATGGTATTGCCAGAAAAGGCAAAACTCGCGGTAAATTTGTATAACGAGGTTTATCATGGCGATAGTAAATAATGTACCAAGCCCTCCAGATATGGACTCATCCAAGTATGAGCCGGATCTGAACAAACCCAAAAAACCCAAACCCAAGCCTAAGCCCAAACCCAGACCCAAGACGGCAGATATGGGCATTATGGATACGATGAGCGAAGAAGTTTTTACTGCTAAACGCGGGGGTTCTGTCGGCTCAGCTTCCAAACGTGCTGATGGTATTGCCAAAAAAGGTAAAACTCGCGGGAAAATGATTTAATGCCTACCGTAAGTGACAAACAAGAAAGGTTTATGCAAGCGGTAGCGCATAACCCTAAGTTTGCTAAGAAGGCTGGAGTCCCTCAATCTGTTGGTAAAGAATTTACAAAGAAGGAAGGTGGTCAAGTGAAAGAATCTAAAGGCATGATGAAAAAAGAGCTGTCCTTCATGAAAAAGAAGGGTGCCCCCAAGTCCATGGTTAAACATGAAGCAGCCGAAATGGGTGCTATGAAGAAAGGTGGCAAAGTTAAGAAATATGCTGCTGGTGGATTAGCCGCAGGGCACAAAGCTGCCGATGGTATTGCTAAAAAAGGCAAAACCAAAGCTAAAGAAGTTAAGATGTACGGCGGCGGTAAGGCGTGCTGAGATGATGTCGTCACGCGGGATGGGGGCAATCATGCCCTCTAAAATGCCTAAACCTAAACTCAAGAAACGTCGGGATGATACTGACTTTACTGAGTATGCGGAGGGTGGGGAAGTTTGGGATAAACCTAATCCTGCAAAGAAACATAAAAAGCTCAGCCCTGCTAAAAAATCAGCCGCTAAAGCGGCGGCAAAATCTGCCGGTAGACCTTATCCAAACCTGATTGATAACATGCGAATGGCGCGTAAATGACCACTAGTGGCACCACAGATTTCACCCTTGACTTCACGGAAATAGCCGAAGAAGCTTGGGAACGTGCTGGCCGCGAAATGCGGTCTGGGTACGATTTACGTACCGCACGGCGCTCTATGAATCTGATGACCATCGAGTGGCAAAACCGTGGCATCAATATGTGGACGATTGAGCAAGGTGCGATTACCTTGACTCCGGGTATTAACACCTATGCACTTCCACTAGATACGATTGACCTGCTTGAGCACGTGATACGCACGGGCGGAAATACTGCTTCGACTCAGGCTGATTTAAATATCACGCGGATCAGCGTATCAACTTACGCTACGATTCCTAATAAATTGGCTCCCGGACGGCCTATCCAAGTGTGGATTCAGCGGCTTTCTGGTGTGGTTTCCCCAACAGGGGCAACTTTGAACGGCACGATTAATGCCTCAACCACAACCATTACGCTCACAAGCACTGCTAACTTACCCTACGCTGGGTTTGTCCGTATTGACAATGAAGACATTCTTTACCAGTGGTTGAGTGGTAATACCCTTGGGGGTGTGGTACGAGGGCAAAACGGTACGACTGCCGCAAGCCATACCACTGGAGCGACAATCTACAACCCCAATTTACCCGCCATTACCGTCTGGCTGACACCGGATAATTCACAAACTTATCAATTTGTTTACTGGCGGTTACGGCGTGTACAAGACGCTGGGGCGGGTATTCAAACTGCGGACATGAATTTTAGGTTCCTCCCGTGCGTGGTATCCGGGCTGGCGTACTACATCGCTATGAAAGTGCCGGAATTGGCTGAAAGATTGCCAATGCTAAAGGCTGCATACGATGAGCAATTTGACCTTGCTGCTGGGGAAGATAGAGAAAAAGCAGCGGTTCGGTTTGTTCCGCGCCGTCAGTTTATTGGTCGAGGTATGTAGTGGGTAATCGGTTTGCTTCAGGCAAATGGGCGATTGCCATGTGTGATCGCTGCGGGTTTCAGTTCCGTCTTCGTAGTCTCAAAGAAGAAATTATTAAGACAAAGCGGTATAACATTTTAGTATGTGAAGAATGTTGGGACCCCGATCAGCCGCAATTGCAGCTTGGTATGTATCCTGTGGATGACCCTCAAGCGTTACGTAACCCTCGACGAGACACTACTTATGTGACTGCGGGGGTAAACGCAGCGGGTAATCTTACCGGCGGGTCGAGAGATATACAGTGGGGGTGGAACCCTGTAGGCGGGGCAAGTGCTTATGATGCGGGGATTACGCCTAATTACTTGGTCGCTACTGCAAGTATTGGTACAGTTACGGTATCTTAAAAGGAGTTGTTATGGATACGAAAGAAGCACTTACGGCGCACATGAAAAAAGGTAAAAACGCTCACCCCGATGCTAATGTAAAGAAGTTAGCTAAAGGTGGCCCTACCAGTGCAAATATGAAAGCCATGGGGCGTAACTTAGCCCGAGCCGCTAACCAGCGCGGAACTTCTCGTGGGAGATAACATGAGCAAAATTAAATCAGTCCCTGTACCTGTGGTCGGGGAAGAGTCAGCAGTTAAATCTTTAGATGATTTAGTCATTTCCGTGGGTAATTATCGTAGTCGTGACTACCCTCCCGTTAAAACTTCGGGTATTGTCGTTCGTGGCGGTAAGGCACAAACTAAGGGTAAAATGGCGCGTGGGCCAATGGCATAACTATGAATTACGCTGAGTTAAAGCAAAACATCAAAGACATCTGTGAGAATGAATTCACAGAGAATGCTTTGGACATGTTTACTCAGCAAGCTGAGCAAAAGATCTACAACACTGTTCAGTTAGCCAACTTACGGAAAAACGTTGCTGGATCGCTATCCGCAAATAATAAGTATTTACAGTGCCCGGATGATTTTTTGTCTATGTATTCTTTGGCCGTAATTAAGCCAAATGGGGAGTATTTGTACCTGATCAACAAAGACGTTAACTTTATCAGGGAAGCTTACCCCGGACCTACAGATACAGGACTCCCAAAACATTACGCTATTTTTGGCCCTACCACTAACAACGTTGACCAATTAGTGTTTATATTAGGCCCAACGCCAAATTTAGGGTATGGCATGGAAATGCACTACTATTATTACCCAGAATCAATTGTGACTGCGGGCACTACTTGGTTGGGTGAGAATTTTGACTCCGCGCTGCTCAATGGTGCTTTGATTGAAGCTATTCGTTTTATGAAGGGCGAAGAAGCAGACGTGGTAAATTACCAAAAACTTTATCTGCAAGCCATAACGCTACTGAAACAGCTTGGCGATGGTAAGCAGCGCATGGACGCGTACAGGGATGGGCAGTATAGGATGCCAGTGTCGTGAGTATTCTTCAGACTCAAACCACAAGCTTTAAACAAGAGTTGTATCAAGGTATTCATGACTTGACAACTGACAATATTTATATTGCGCTTTTTACCGCCGCTGCAAATCTTAACGAGGCAACTACAACATATTCTTCAGCTAACGAAGTATCAGGTACTGGGTACTCCCCCGGTGGGGTGCAGATGTCAGGTATTTCAATAAGTTCTTCAGGATTTACAGCGTTTGTTAATTTTGCTAACGTTGTATTTAACGCGGCAGTTACTGCGCGTTGTGCGTTGATCTACAATGCAAGTAAAGCAAATAGGTCAATAGCGGTGTTAGACTTTGGCTCTGATAAAAGTTCTGCCAATTTTACAATCACGATGCCTGTAGCTTCCGCTACTACTGCATTGATAAGATCTTCCAATTAATTACTAGGAGTTTATGATGGAAAACAGCAAAGTAAGTGATTCATTCACCAGTGAAATAATTACCCGCCCCGGTTCAGATGAGCAGCTTATAGCAATGGGTGAGTATTTCTTTGAGTGCTATGACAAAGACGGCAACCTTAAATGGACGGATACGGCAAAGAATACCGTTGTAAGTACGGGCTTACAAAATATGTGTGGAGTTGGATTGGATGGAACAACTACTCGATACACCACTTGGTATGTTGGGTTGAAAGGTGCTGGTACAGTTGTACCCGGAGATACCTTATCAAGTCATGCGGGCTGGGCAGAGTTTGCTGCGAGCACTGCCTATAGTGGAAACCGCCCTGCGTTTGTACCTAACACCGCTGCAACAACGGCTACACCCTCTGTGGTAACAAATAGCTCATCTAAAGCCTCGTTTAGTATTCTACAGTCTAACACGGTAACTGGGGCGATGTTATGTTCCGTGGCTTCAGGAACAGCAGCCCCTAACATTTTATTTTCTGCCGGAGACTTTGCGACCTCAAGAACGGTAGCTAACGGCGACACGTTGCAAGTAACGTATCAGTTCAGCTTGACTGCATAATGGCTTTCGTTGTTGCAGATCGTGTACAGGAAACCACAGTCAGCACTGGCACAGGGACAATAAACCTAGGCGGTGTTGTAACTGGGTTTCAATCGTTTGCTGTCATTGGTAGCGGCAATACGACCACGTACACAATCGCGGATGCCACCGGTTCTGACTGGGAAGTTGGAATCGGAACTTATACTTCAGGTACTCCCGCGACCCTATCGCGGGATACGGT